TTTGACAAATGGACCAGACTTTCATCAATTGTCATTCCTTCACCACTGTTTGACATCATTGCTTCAAGCTTATTTGATTCAATTTCAATCAATGTCAACTTGAATCGATCCTTTGTCAAAACAAATTCTGTTTCAAGAATTGCTTTGTCTTTCATCACCTTTAGCATTCGTTTGTATAGATCTGACAATCCATATCTTTGAAGGTAATCATCGAACATCGAATTCCAGTATTTCAAATCATCTTCTTGTGTTCCATCTGCAAGATCCTTTCGAACAAATTGAATGTCACCATCTGTGCATTTCATCCAATTATACAAGGGAATGTCATCAATTGTCAAGTAATATTTTGACGAGATATTCCCGGTATTTGTCCGCCAAAATCGCAGATACTCTGTCCATGTTTTCATCTGTTATTCCGATTATTTCATCGCCAAATTTCACGAACAAATCATCCTGACCTTTATTCCCATCACCTTCAACAATGAATGAATCACGCATCAATGTAATGAATATCGATCGGTGAAATGCTCCAGTATCATACAAATTGTATGGATCACCAGCTTTTTTGCGACCATTTGTGATTGCTTCTGTTGCTGGTGAATAATATCCGATCACATCACCATCACCATCAATTCCCTTATCAATCAACTGATCTTCGCGAATCAAGTCAACAATCCAATCTTGAAATGCTTTGTCACTCATTGCATCAAACCACGCGCGATCATCTGTCAGCGCATTTTTTGCTACAAATAACAATTCACCAAGTGATGTGGATGTCAACATGATACAAAGATACAAAAAAGAAGGCCATCAATCTGATGACCTTCTCGCAGTTTATTGATCAACTGACTTCTTTTTCCTTTTGCGCTTTGGATTGCATTCTCTCCATGCAGCTTCAACAGTTCTTTCACTAATGTGCTTGAATCGTTCTTTTGCTTCATCAAGTGAAATGCTTTTCAGCGTTTCGATATGGAAGTCAGTTCGATGTATTCTGATGTGTGTTTCCATGGCTGTTTGTTATTAAGGTACAACAACAGTCACTTCACCATCAAAACCAACTTTGTCAACTTCAACTTTCACTTCATCTGAAGAAGATGCCGGTGAAGAGAATGTCAAAGTGTATGATCCATCTGGTCCTTCACTCAAAGTGATACCAGCATCAACAACACCAGCAACAGTCACAACAAAGTCAGCAGCTAATGCACCAGTGAAAAGAATTGGATTGTATGCCGTTCCATAATCAAGTTCTGCATCAAACGTCACTTCAGTTGTTGTTGCAGCTGCATTGTTCAAGTTCACATCAATCAATCCAGAAAGTGCAGTGAAATCTTGTCCAGCTTCATCAACTGTAATCATGTACATTGTTGAATCATTGAACAAACGATCGAAATCGAATGTCAACATGATTTTTTGTACAGTTGAATCAGTTGCGAACATGAATGTTGGATTCCAGGAAGCATTGTCCACTGGAATTGGGTAAAGATAATCACCTTCTTTTGATCCGATCAAGTTTCCGTTCACATCAACAACGTACACACCGAAGTCAACACATCTTGACTTGTCAAGCTTCCCTAGGAAAGTTGGTGTTGAGTCTTCTTGCCATAATTCACCAGTGAATGATCTTTTTCCTTGGCGAAGGAATGCCATTCTTCCAGATGGAGCTTCTTCAAACTGACTTTCAGCTTTTGGAAGTTCAACATTTTCAAATGCTGGTAACGGGAACCATCTTTTTGAAGCATCTGATTCGTTTACAAGATCTGCCCAAACTGGAACAGATGTTGACAAATCGATGCCGTTTCTTGTTCCATCATTTGCGTACAAAGGTACAACAATCAATGATGAAGTTACTGACCAAATCGGAACACATCCCGGTCTGCCAGTGTTACTAAGTCCTGCATTGCAGTCACATCCTAACATATTATTTTAATTTAAAATATTGTATTTAAAACAAGTGCAACCATCTTTATATTTAGTCAGGGAAATGGTCACTTCAACCCCTGAAAGATTTGCATCAAGAATGTTTTGAAAAACACCATTGTCGCGTTCAACACCAAATCGACTAAAAGTTTTCATTGTGTACTGATCAACAGTCTTGAATCTTTTGTCTGCATTTGCAGTGCGAATGAATTCTTTGGCTAACTCTTGCATCGGAACAACAACTTCATCACGATGATCTTCTGTTCGATAGTCAACAACATTTGTTTCATCCAAAAAGAACAATCGCAATTGATATTCAGCTTCACGCGAATCACCTTTTCCGAATCTTGTTTCCTGAATCGTTTCCAACAACCAGATGATCGGTGTTTTCAACACCACATCAGATCCAGAGATCAACCACTCTTTGTTTGCAGCCATCTTTGTTCCGGTCATGAAGAATGGAACAGGAAGATTGACAACACCATCGAGAATGTTGCTAACTGTCTGCGCTGGTTGATAGTCAACCAGTTCATTCGGTGTGATACTTTGGATGATATATTTCAATGCATCCTTATCAGTAACAATTTTCCCTTTTCGCGCCCACTTTGTCTGACAAGCAAATGAAGCAGTTGATGTTCCATTCCATTTCACTTCAATGGTTTTATCCATTGCTGAAACGATTTGCCGAACAATATTTGTCACTTCATCTGTCATATCCAGTATGCAAGTTCTTTTTGTTTGCCATTGAATTCAGGATAGTCACCACGATTCAAAATGATCCGATATTGTATTGCATTGTACGTCTTTACAGCTTCATTGAATCGATTGAACATTGTATTGTACAATGTTGTTGGATTCGATGAATTTTCTGATGTTGGTACAACATTTCCATTGATTGTCATCTGATTTGTCAGATCCTTAACCCATTCGTAATAAATAAAGCCACGAATCATCTCTTTCATTCCTTCAGATACAACAATATTGAAGTTGTGATCGAAGTGAAATTCATCAACGATGTCAACAATCAATGGTGTTGTGGGAATTGGCAGTTCAGCACTCACAATATCGTACAAATCTGATCCCAAAAGATCAATCAAATACTTCTTTTCATATCTGTCAAGATAGTCCTGAAGATTGATATCAGTGTACATTCCCCGGTGAAGTTCATATTTCCCGGATGAAAAATCGTCTAAATCTACCAATTGAGCCATTTACAATACTTTTATCAGTCCTTTTTTGTGAAGAATTCCAGCGATTTCACCAGTCACATTGTAAGTTTTTCCCTTGATCAGTGTTGATCCTTCTTTGATGCATTCAACATCGTACTTTTTTCGAAGATCGAATTCAATCACTTCTTTCTTTTTGGGAGTAGCTTTCTTTGTTCTTGGCTTTGATGTTTTCTTTGTTTCTTCCATCTTAATGCGTTTTAAAGATGGCCAGTGAATGAACACCGGCCATCAAAATGATCAATTATTAAGGTAATTGAAGTGCAGCAATTGCAGTTGCGAAGTCACCTTTCACGAATGCGCGAGCATGATTTGATTTCACATAGAATGCAGCTCTCATTTCAACAAGAACAGTCATCAAGTTTTTCGTGAAGTCATCATTCACATAACCAACTTGAACGTTCATGTCTTCACGCACTCGAAGATTCGCTTTTGTGAAGTCACCAACGTAGAAATCACCAGCTGGAACAAGTGTTGATTCAACAACTGGAATACCTTTCACAGTTGTAACACCATTTGCCCCCGGAACAAACATCGGATATGTATATTCACCAGTGCTTGACTTAGTCAATTCCATTGCTGCAACATCAGCTGGATTCAAAAGAATGTAATTTGCTTCGAAGTTCTGACCAGCGATCTGTGCAATTGCAACACGAAGAACATCTGAATTGTTCGCAGATGGAATAGATGCTGCAAATGTACCAGCAGACCATGCAGTTGCAACTGAAGCAATCCCCGGAAGGTTTGCCGCAAGACCATCACCAAGAAGGATTTGTTCGTCAAGTTTCAATTCAACAAGTTCCATCAATTCATTGTTGATCTCACCTTGCATGAATGGAATATCAGCGATCATCTCTTTTGATACCTTGATATAAGCAGTGATTTTCTTCACTTCAGCAGATGATTCAACAAGATCGAAATCTGTTTGTGTTTTTTCAGCACCTTCAGCAGTTGTTCCAGCTTCACCCGGATCAGCGTTCTTTTGCTCAATGTAAGCAATGAATTTTGATGTTGTGTTCGCTGAATTAACAAGTGAACGAAGGAATGGACGTCTGCGCTGAATGCGAGTCAATCCACTTTCCAATGAAGAAAGACCAACTGTTCCACCTGAATAGTTAGTATCGATCAACATTGTACCAGCTGCCTTTGTGTCAAGATTCAAAAGGCCACCTTTTTCAGCTGTTTCAACGATTTTGTCTTTTGCTGATTTGAATGCGAAAGAAATTGCTTGTCCAAGTGTTTGTGCTTTTGGAGCTTCTTCTTTCTTTGCTTCTTTAAGACCTTCGATCATTCCTTCAAGCTTTGCGATTTCAGCTTTTAGATCTGAAGTGTTGTCTTTTTCAGCGATTTCCTTAACTGATGCAAGATCAGCTTTGATTGCAACAAGTTCTTCACTTGAAACAAATCCTTCTGTTTTTTCAGCGATTGATTTTTCAATTCGTTCAATCGCTTGTTCTGGAGTTAAGTTTTCCACGATTTTTTGTTTTAATTATTAACTATTTTGATTTTCGATTTGCTGGATCTTATTTTCTGACCACTTCAACATTGAATCACCTCCCCACAATAGATATGAAATTGTTCCACAAGCTTTTTCATCATTCGCATTGTAATATTCACGCGCCCTTGATAGGTATGAATAAACCCGTTTCACAACATCTTCAGAAAGACCGCGCTTTGCAGCGATGTCCCTTGCACGTTGTTTGCCAACAGCAGTAGCGCATTTGTTCCCAGTTTCTTCATTTAACCGGATGCCCTTCTTTGCATTGTTGACCGCGCTTTGTGGATAGTCATTGAATGTTTCAGCTTTACTGAAATACTCACCAACAGATGCCCAGTTGAATGATTCTTTCACTTCTTCTTCTTTGGATGACTGACCTTTGATTGATTGTTTATCAAACGGATCAATTGAAGCCAGATCCACTAATTGAGAAGAAAGAAACTTCATTCTCATTTCAAGATTGAACAAACGATCATCTGTTCCTTTGCCATTTGCAATGGATTTCATGATCATGTTCATTTCATTGTGTATTCTTTGAGCAATATTTTCTTTTCCTTCGGATTTTGCCACTTCGACAACATTTGTGAATTCATTTGCACCGAATGTCACAGCAGATCCTTCGAAAAGTGCAACTTCATTCACTTCATAATATCCTTTTGAATCCATTGATTCATCTTCAATGAATTTCAATTTGTCTTTAATGTACTTGAATCCGATGGAATGTTCTTTTATAATTCCTTCTTTGTAGTCGATCAATGCATCATTTCCATTTGTACTGTTTGACAATTGACCAACAGCAAACAATCCTTTGTCATCTTCATTCAATTCAAGCCACTTTCCGATTGGCATTTCCCAATTGTGATAACGAAGGAATGCAATCTTTCTGTTTGATGTCGATTGTGGACCGCGTTCCATGATCGATTTTTTGAATGCACCCTTCTTGATGATATCAAAATCACTATCCATCACATCGAATGCAGACAGATAAACAGCAACTTTTCGGCTGTTTTCATCAAGATCTTTCAGCTCCAGATTTGCTGATTTAAGTGTATATTTGTCAAGGATTCTTTGCATAATACAACTATTTGCACAAAATTAATTAATTTTGTAGTACAAAGATACAAAAAATATGAGTAATCAATTCAGCTCCACTTTCTGGCAATCATTTTTCGGTGAAAGATTCTTTCCAGATCCACAAAGATACATTGACGATTTCAAGATGCACTTTCCAAGAGTCAACCGGATATGGGGACAGAAAGATGCAATCTGGATAGATACCGAAGAAGCTTACAATCTTTACATTGAAATACCTGAACTTCGCGCAATTGTAGATAAACGCGCATCAATGATGTCTGCGAATGTTCCAGTTCTTTACAATGCTGATGGTGAAAGAGTTGACAATCACTGGATTCTTGATTTGATAAAGAAACCGAATCCAAATCAATCATGGGAAGATGTGATCTATTCATTGTCAGTGAATGATGCGCTTTATTCATCATCTTTTGCATATTGTCCAAAAAGATCATTCAACATTCGCAATTTGATTGTTCCACTTCCAACAGATAAAGTGAAGATAAAGCTATCCGGAAAGAAGCTGAAACAAATGGAAAAAGAAGGGTTGATCGATGGATTCATCTTTCAATATGCTGAAGATTCAGAAAAGATTCCACTGGATGATATGGTGTTTCTCACAACAACTGATGGTGTGAACATTGTGAATCCTTCTTCACGCATCCAGTCTTTGAAGTATCCTTTGTCAAATATCAGAGCTGCATATCACAAAAGGAATGTTTTGCTTGAAAATATCGGTGCAATTGGTATTCTTTCAGCAAGGAATAGTGACATGGGCGGAGCTATACCAATGGATCCGGATGAAAAGAAAGCAATTCAGAAATCATGGTATAGACGTCAAAAAGATGAAGTGATTATTACTGAATCAGATGTTCAATGGAATCCGATGTCATTTCCTACAAAGGATTTGATGCTGTTTGAAGAAATGACTTCAGATAAACTTGCGATCATTGATGCATATGGATTGAATCCATATTTGTTCAGTCAAGAACAAGGTGCAACATTCAGCAACGTGAAAGAAGGTGTTCGAATGGCCTACACCGATACGATCATTCCTGAAACAATTCAAATGTACAAC